GCGTCCAAGTTGTGGTATGCGTTGAGGTCCTGACCAAGCTCTGGAGACCACTTGGCCTTCAACTTCTTGGTTTGTGCTGTAACAGCAATTGAATCGACCTTGATGTCGATCTCTTGCATGATACTGACGTCTGAGTTTCCTAATCCGCCTTGACCACCGGTATCGTCCGAACCTTCAAGTCCCCATGGAGCGTTACCTACAAGTGCACCGATTGCATCTGAGTGTGCAGCATCAAAGTTGTCTGCCAATGGTACAGTTGCTGTAGTATTTCCTGCAGCGATGGCGGCATCAAAATTGGTAGCCTTAACAAATACAATTTGAACCTTGTCGCTTGCATTGATCTTTGTCAAGCGTCGAACTGGTACTGCGGCCGCGTCAGAGGCAGCTGCGGGGACGAAAGCCGCGAGATTGTTGAAATCAATACTTCCTGTTGGTCCAAGTTCACGCCTTGTCAAGTCTGTCTCAACAACAGAGATTCTTGTTGTTGGTGCTGCAAGCAAATCCGGGTCGTAATCAATCAACTTCTTGTCTGCTTCAGTAAGAGCTGAAACAAGAACGCCGGTGGCGCTTTCGCCTGCTGAAAGAAGTTCTGTTAGGTTCACTGTTGTTGACCCAGTTGGGGAAGAGTGGCCGTGACCAAACTCATAGTGGCCGCCAGATGTCTTTGCAACACCTGATGCGAGATCAACACCACCAGTCAACTGACGACCTACAACGTTACCGCCGTAAACAGATTCGCCAGCAACAGCACCGAGGTTGCCAAGGGTGTGTGTGAAATCAAGAAAGAAAATGAGACCGGATGGCAAGCTCATTGGCTGAACCGAAACGAGATCATTTGCGATCAATCCGCCGAATACACGACGAACGATTGGGAATGCAACTGCAGCGAAGCCTTCGACATCACCTGCAGCCATGGAAGAAGCTTCTCTAAGAAGTTCCTTCGCTTGGTTTTCGAGAAGTACCGCCATTCCCTGCTTCTGATTGCCTTCATTAAGGCCTTCAAGCAAGCCAGTAGCTTCCCACTTATTAAGAAGAGCTGTACCTTCGTCTTGCAAGTTGCGAGACTGTACGCCTTCTGTTAATCTTTGTAAAATAGACATTATAAATTCACCTCCTTTTCTATAAACTTTAATTTAGAATTATTTTGTCTTTATTCCTGCCAATTTCTGCATTCTATTAAACATAGGATTGGCATCCTGTTGTGTTTGCTCTTTTCGAGCCGCGACAAGTAACGATGACTTTCTTGATACCATTTCATTTAATGTTGCTTGCTTCTTCACGTCTGAAGTAGTAGAAACAGATTCATTCATTGTATCAAAAATAATCTTTGCTTCCTGTACAGTTCCGGCTTTCGAAATGGCTTCGACAAGTTTTTTCTTTTGTCGCTCATTCAAGGAGGCATTTTCTAGAGCCTGGTTTATATACAACAACTTTGCGTTAGAGACATTCATGGTTTCCAACTTTTTTTGCATAGTCTTAAATGTTGTATTAAAATTCTTGTTTTGCTCCTGCAGCTTAAGAGCCGCAGAAGATATTGTCTTGTTTTCTTTTTGAAGTTCGGCAACCATCTTTCTTAGTTCCGCATTCTTTTCTTTTACTTCGCTGTCTTGCTCTCTTGCAAGAAGCATTGATTCATATTCTCTCATGATAGATTCTGGTGTTCCTGCCCAGCCAGACTTTTGTGGCTCGCCTTCGACTCTAACTCTTTCCATGAGTTCATCTAAATCTACCTCTTCATCGAGTTCTTCTTCCTCATTAAGCACCTCTTTCAAGGCATCTGCGATTATCTCTTCCAAAGCTGCTGTGGACATTGGTGAGTCTGATGTGACATCCAAGCCGATATCTCCAGCATCCATATCTAGGCCCACGTCAGCATCCATGTCAGAACCAAATTCAGATTCGAAGTCATCCTCACCCTCAAGGTCTATGCCAATTTCATCGTCTTCGTATTCATCATCTCCAGCGAATACGCCGTCGTCCTCGTCTTCAAGGTCACTATCGAGAGAGTCTAATTTTATTTGTATTAATTCATCATCATCGGAAGCGAATGCATCTGGAAGATTAGATTCCAAATCATCTGCGGAGATAAAACTGTCAGTTTCGTCTTCTGAAATTTCTGCTTGGTCTAAGCCCATTGCAGCTTGATCATCTCCAAAAAGATCTGTTAAAGCATCGTCTTGTTCATTTACTTGTGTCTCTTCTTCTAAAATCCGGTCGACGGCTTGTTTCACTTCAGATGAGTACTTTTCAATGACGAGTTGTTCTGCGTTCTTGAGCGCTGCTTCTTTTAACGCCTTTGCGTCAATGATAGCTCTTTCGAGTAGATTTGACATATTTTTTGACTCCTAACAATTATGTACATAAAGAGACAAATAGGATTGCCTCTAAATAAATAGTGTTCAGAGTCTTTAAAGGGAAGGAAAAAATTTTGAGGTTTTAAAAGGTAGAACAAGCTAGAACGGTTTTACTTGCTGTTCCCAAGAAAGCGATCTTGTCAATACCAGCTATGTCGAGCACCATGTGGGTGTCCGCTGGTACTGTTATCTTTTTGTGAACTACTTCCGCGTCATCTACTGCAGCAGTGCTACCTTTGTCGTCAGTGATAATTCTCCTAAGTAAACGCCAACGGCCTGCGGCAAAATTATATCCATAGATATCAGTCACGGCCGCTTCTGTTGTGACATGCAAAAACCTTTGGTTTTCTGTAAGATATCCGCTTGTTGTTCTTCTGGTTATTGTTCCTGTTGCTATGATTTGAGAAGTTGTTGAAACGACATGACCCGTATTATTTTTTAAAGTGATAGAAATCCTATTTGCGCCCCCGGAATTGACGGCCACTATTTTATACGTTCCATCCAACCAATCTTGCCCTGTTCTTGTGATTTGAATCACATCTCCTGCAGAATAGTTAGCTGAGGCAGCCACCCCTAAATTCAGCACATTGGAGGACAAACTAACAATACTAGAAATTGTTGTTCTCAAATCTGCTCCTGTGGCGGCAGTGGTGCTAGTAAGTTCACCGTCGTCGGTTGCGGGTGAGGCATATGTTCCATCTGGGCCTGCGATGTTTTTTGGTCGGCGAGTTCGGCCCCAACTGCTGTGTCTGTGAAAACTTGACATTTCTTATATTCTCCTAATCAAACTTGTTAAATTTATCTTTATGCTTTTGGGTTGATTTTTGGGACAACCTCTTTTTATTTTCCCGTTTTTCTTTCATTTTTTGAGACTTCTTTTTAAAATATCGTCTCTCTCTTAATTCTTCAAAAAGCCCTTGCTTTTTGCATTTTCTTGTAAACTTTTTGATCATCCTCTCTACTTGATTCTGATCGTGAATCACGATTTCAACGTGACATGGTTTTCCTTTGCTCATTATAACTCCTTTACTTTAGAGCGTTCCATTTTGCGCCTGCAACACTGAACAACCCACTAATATCTACACCTGCATCATTAGGATCTCTTCCTGCGAGTGGTGATTGTGGACTAACCTTTCCTGGTGATCCGCCCTCTTTTAGGGGCTTCGTTCCTTCAAATGCGTTTGCTAACTTAGAATTACCCATTGCATCGAGCATCTTTCTTTTTGTCTCAAGAAGCTTCTTTCTTCTAGATTCTTGCTCTTGTTCTCTGGCTTCCTGTAAAACTGCTGGATTCTGCATTGGCTGCTTTGCTTCTGTCAATGTTCCTTGTGCTTTGGTGATGCCAAATGCAACCTCTGCTACAAGATTCGACAGGACGCCCTCCTCAAAAAGAACTTCTTTAACGCATTCTTTTATAATATTTTTTAATTCCGACTTCTTCATTTTGCTCCGTACTTATCTAACATTCTGTCAATAATCCTATCAACATTTGTGTCACCTTTGCCATTGTTGTATATTTCTCTTGCCTCACGTAACATAAAGGCGCCTGGGGTGGAAGGGTCCGAAACCATATCAAAACAAATAAGTGAAAAGTCATCTTCCACCATTGTTGTTCCGTTTTCTTCTCTTATTGAACCTGTACCTCTAGAAGAGATCCCACATGTTACGCCTTCTTTTATAAGGCCTGCTAAGACCGAGCCCATAGGTAGTTCTTGCAGAACTTTTATTTTACCCATGACGTCATCGCCGTCCGTCCAAATTTCTGTAACCATATGAGAGCATCTCTCCAAGGATATAACTGAACTTTCTGGGTGGTCTAATTCCCCTAGGGCTCTTCGAGCTTTTACTAAATCCTTGTATCTATCTACCTCTCTGAAAAGAGTTTTCTTTTCGTAGATTCTGCCGTTGGCATTTTTGGTATTACACTTTTGCATACAACCACTCAAATACATGGCGCCTTCGGCAACTTCTCTCTTTTCTGCTTCTGTGAGAAGATCTTGGCAGGTGCCGCCATCACACAATTCATAGTACTCTCTTATAAGTTTCATAACGTTCCTCTATTGCGGGGACCACCCGCATCATCTATTTGCCAGTGCAACATCTACGAACCGGCTGAAGTTTCCATTTCTTATTGTCTGTTAAGATATTCATTGCTCATCCCTTTCTATAAAAACTTTTTTTTCAATTCTAATTCCATCATCACCGAACACCATACCGCCGATATAGGCAGCTGCCGAGCTTGCAAAGCCCAACAACAGGCAAGTGATAAAAGAATTATCAAAATTAATTAGTTGTGTGTAGTCCTTTACGAACCATAAAAATACTCCAACCCAAAAGCCGGTGCACATGGGACATTTAAATAGTTCTCCGAATTTGCCCTTAGTTGGACGAATGGGATCTAGTATCTTACCGTAAACTAGGATTTGAGTCAAGCCATATGAAACTAGGCAAAACCATATAAAATTCATTTATCCTCGCTTTCTTCTCTGATAAGCGAATAATTGTACATGTATCCATAAGGGCGTATGCGAGAGTTCATTGAACCCTTATTTGCCGATTGAGGTACATCGCCCAACTCTGTTGAATCTTCAGGATCTGGTCTTAACATCGCATCCAAACGCTCATCGTCAAATTCTGATGCTGACTTAAAGTATGGTTTTTCACCGGTTAAGTATTCGTGAATAGAATAAAGAAAGGCTTGGTCTCTGTTTATACCAGGGATTTTAGATTCAAGCATCTCCGCCTCTAAGGAGCCAAAAACATTTCCACCCTTAATGCTAGATCTTTCTATCAATCCCTTTTTTGCCAAAAACTTGAACATCCTGTCCTGCGAATGATAAACTCTGTCAGACATTGATTCCTTGGGGAAAGTTACACACTTATTCTTTTCAGTCATAAGAACTATGTCCATGTCTTCATGATCTAAGATCAAGATATTGCCATCCATAGTTCTCCTAGCTTTAAGCTCTATCCTAGGATCAAGTTCTATATTAACATTAATCGTCATTTTTTCCCATCTCTTCAAGTAGTTGTTGAGTATTTAAGACAATTTCTAAAGTTTCCGTATCTATTTCTTTATTTTTTGTATTTTCCAAAATAGAGTAAATACTGCTTATCTTTTCTTTAAACTCAGGATTATCTGTATTGTTTTTATTTACTTTACTAAGCTCTTCTTTTAATCTACCTATCTCTTCATTTAGATAAATTTTAAGCTCCAGGCCGTTGTCGTCAAATGAAGATATATAATTGTTTAAAAGTTGTTTCTGGTTTTCATTTAAAGACTCTGAATATTCTTCATTGAACTTTGTGACAAAAGTACTATAAACTAAAGAGTCTATAGGTTGTTGTTGCTGCTCTTGTGTAGTTTCGACAGAAGCTGACATTTGATCTATTATGTTTTCCTCTAACAGTACCCTATCCTTAACGGGCAAAGCTTCTTGAAAAATAGAGTAAACTGATGCTATTGTTTTGTAATTTGGTACAAAATTACTGTAAACTTTTGATGATAAGGTTCTGTTAATTTTGTTTATGAGCGCGCTTTGTTCTTGAAAAAGTTTCTTCTTGTCCAAAGAATCATGCCTCTCTTTAACTTGGTAGACGATTTTTTCTGCTATGTTTTTTTCAATATGTCTTGTTTCGTAAATTGACTTGTAAAGTCCCAACTCCTCCTTTAGGATAGAGTTATTAGTAAAATGATCCTTTAAAATAGAAACAATCTTATTCTGTTTGTTCTTGTTATTTTTAACCACTGACTCTGTGAGTTCTCTCACAAGGGCCTCGAAAACAAATGCAGTGTTTCTTTTTTTGTTATGTTTCAGTCTCATTCTTTTTTTCCCTCTCTTCTAGGCTTTTAAACAAGGCTTCTAATTCTTTCTGTTCCTTAAGAATTTTAGACTCCTCTGCTTTATAATTAGTTCCTTTGGCTTCGTAAATACTAGTAGCTTTCGCCAAACTAGTCAACTCGCCCATTCCTGGGAAGTTTTTTCTTGTTGTGTTAACCTCAGGGCTAGCAGCTCTTGTCATATTTTTCTTTCTAGGGCCGGAGGTTTTTCTTCTATCGCCGCCGGCGCTTAGGCCTCTCGGCTCATACCATCCGTGAGACTTAGCGGTGGTAGTCCTGCCCTTCTTATCTTCCCTTTTTCCAGGCGGGGCTGCCAATAGATCTCCCTCCTCAGGAGCAGGTGTTGCGCCGGCGCCAGTCGGGGCGCCCCCTAGAGCGGCCGCGGGGTCTGGGGTTGCTGGTGCGCCGAGTTCTGGCTCTGCTCCGACCGTTCCAGTTCCTCCGAGGTCAGTGTCCTGCTGAATGTCTAAATCATCTGTACCCGCATTTAAGCCAGCTGTCAATTCTGCTTGCTCTACCTCTCCAACAGTTTCAAGAGCGGCTTCAAATCTCTTATCGTAGAACATCTCTCTTCTATTTCTTATAAATTCTTCATCGGACAAACCAAACAGAGTCCTTGCTAACCACTGCTTAGAAAAGAAGCCTTCTGTTGCTGCTCCTGCTATGTCAAACCTTGTTTTCCAGTGTTCCAATTCTTGCATTTCAGCGATCTTTGAAGGGTTGTTCAGTCTGCACTTGAAGGATACTAGATCTTCTTCCCGATAACCCAAAGTGTAAAGGTGAATCATTCCAATTTTTTCAATCTCTGTAATCATGGATCTCTGTAGTCTCTGAATTGTCCTCGCGAAACGAATATCTTTCTGCGCTAAAGTAGTCTTATCTTCTACTGCCTTATCAGCGTCTGAAGATATATAAGCCGCAGGAATCTTTAGGGCTGAAAATAGCTTATCTCTAAGGTATTTTACATCGTCAATATCTCCAGTATACTTACCTCCAGCTATAGGCTCAATTTTAGTTGAACTTTGGCCGCGGACAGGAATAAAATAATCCTCCTCTACCGAAAGAGGATTGTACCTTAGATCTACGCGCCCTGTACTTGCGTCGACAACTTGATTTCTTTTCATGGTTGTCATAACTTTCTGCATATACTGCTCAACATCTTGAGGAGGTATATTACCAACATCAATATAGAATGCGCGGCGTTCAGGTGATCGAACAATTCTATATGCCATCATTGCATCTTCAAGTAATGTAAGTTGTCTCCATATGCGTCTAGCTGGCTCAAGAACTGATGTGCCATATGGACTGTATTTATCTTGTCCTAGAACTCGAAAGTGTCCAAGTTGCCAATTCTCAAAAGTCATTCCTGCGGAGTTCCACTGAAATTGTACATAGTTTGGATTTGTTTTGTCTTCACCTTCCAATCTTTCTATTTCTTGTGTGGGTAAACCGATAACAGAAGTTATCCCTAGTTTTTCATCTAGATCCAGATACAAGAAAAAATCTCCATATTTACACATTGTCCTGCACCAAGAGAACAAGTTATGCTCTATGTTTAATACGTTTGTATAAAGAGAGTGCAGTATAGCCTTTATTTCTTCGTTTTCACATTCTATTGATAGCATTGGTGACAATGAAGAATAAGTTGTCATCTCATCTGCATAAATATCTAGTGCAGAAGCTATCTCTGGTGTATACTCCATCTGGTCAAAGTCTACATATCTTTCTGTTCTCTGTTGTGAGGCCATATATCCTGACTGTAAGTTATCATACGGGTTGTATGCAGTCTTCTTAAAGTCTTTACCGGAGGCTGATGTGAATTTGCCGGCGTACCTATCAAGGTCTATTCTTCTTAGCCTGTGGTTATTTTGTGTCCTGTATTGTGTTACTGGTCCAGATAAGAGTCTTGTCAATCTTCTGAATAACAAACTCTGTGGGTTTCTTGTGTTGTTCTTATTCTTTTTTTGTGCCATTATTTATCCCTTAAACAACCAGGGAAAATCAATCGATGTTTTATGGTGCTTATTAATTTCATCATTCATCTTTAATTTTCTGGTTCCTATCATTCCATTTATTCTTGTGTCTAATTCATTTGTCGACTTTGTTATAGCTCCGACAAAAGCTTTTGCGTATTCTGCTTCCCTCTCGTTGACTGCAAGTGCTGTATCCCTAACCCAACAACCAATTGCGCAGGCGGTTATCAAGTCGTCATTGTAAGAACGCATTGCTTCTGCTCTACCATTATTCCATACAAAAGTTGCCATTTCACCTAATAATCTAGTGGAATATATCTTAATTAGATTATTTCTAATGAATTCTTCCATCTTAGCGACTATTAGAGGTCTTGTTTTGGAAGTCATAGAAAAACCAACCACCGCATTAGACATCTGATCTGCTTGATATTCTTCTACAAATTCATGAGTTGATTTTACTGAGTGGTAAAGGTTTGGGTATCTCATTTCTTTCAGCTTGTCCAAAACCGCGAAGCCGACTGAATTATTTTCAACGACCAAAAGACCGTTACCATACTCTTGGCCCATATCAAACAAAACTCTAGAAAACACATCTGGTGTGCATTTGCCCCTATATTCTGCTATAATCTCCATAGTTTCTAATTTAAAAACATGACAGACTGAATAGTCTTTACCATCGCCTCGCGCGACATCTGCTGACAGTAGATAAGTATTATTGGGTTGCTTTTCTTCCCATATCCACAAATTCCTGTCAAAACCAGTTCTATACTTTGGATCCTTAACAAGGTTTCGGTATATATCCATGTCATCAGAAGAAAACACTGTTTCTCCAGACATATTGAAGTTGCACTCTAGCTCTTGCGCAATTTCTCTTTTTGACATATTACGTGTTTCTTTCTCAAACCACTGTATATCTCTATCTGGGTGTACTTGCCATGCGAGCTTTGTTGGAAAAAAATCATTTAACTTACTATCGGCTTCAGTGTATACCTTATGAAACCAGTTGCCAACACCATTTGGCGTCGACAAGGCGATGCATCGACCACCAGTAGACAGGGTAGGGTAAAGACCCATCCACAATTCGTCTAAACCTTCAACATGTGCTGCTTCGTCTATAACCAACAATGACAAAGCTTCTGAACGGCCGGCGTCGCCAGATGTTGAAGAAGCTTTAATTTGCGATCCATTTGAAAGTACAAAGCTAGTTCTATTATCTATGTCCACATTTGAAATCCTTAGCCATTGTGGTAAGTTCTTTATTATTGCCTTTACTTTTTTAACTAAGTTGGCTGCAGTGTTGAATTTTGTTGCAATCACAAGAACATTTTTTTCTCGATGGAACATCATCATCCAAGCCACATAAGCTGCAGTGATAGTTGAAATACCCAACTGTCTCGCCTTAAGAATTACATTAAACCGATGATCCTCGAAGTCTTCTAACAACTGTTCCTGAAAGGGGTACAGGTGAAAAGGTATCAACCCTTTCATTGGATGTGTTATCTTTGCGTAAGTGTGGATAAAATATTCAGGTTTCTTGCCACAGCGGACAATTTCCTTCATGATTTCTTGCTTGGTAAGCTTTATTGGCATGTACCCTCTTACGACTTCAGGCCGCTAAGTTGAGTAAATTTTTCAAATTCTGGGTTTATTTCCTTTTCTGGTTCTGTTGGTATACCACTAATTGAATAGCACTTATGTACTTTTACACTACACCGAATCCGAGAGATATATTCAACCAAAACATCAACCTCGCTTGGGTCTGAGAGAGAAAGAGAAGACTTAGTTACCTTTTTATATTCCTTCTGTATAAAGGACTTTACCTTCTCTACCATTGACTCCATCTCTCCTTCAAAACCATTTGAGTGAACTTCTTTAAGTGGTATCTCTGCGTGATACTTAATATGCAAACGATCACCACTAATGTGTGCTCCAAAGCCATCTATGATGCGGTGATCGACTAGTGGGTTCCCCTCCTCCCTTCTCAAGCCAACCTTTACTGGCTCGCCGGACTCGTCGAGTGCGCCATCGTATGTGTTAGCAAGTACCTGTGAGATACCGTTTATAATTTCTAAAGTTGTTGCCATAGTTTTAATTTCCTCTTGCAATAAATAGTTTGCTATTAATAAATAGTTAGTTCTTTGGTCTCCAGCCGGATTTCCAGCGCTCTTCTCTTCCTTCTATATACTGAACATAGCAATCAAAACAGCAATCAAACTTTGTCATGTAAAGATCGTCTGCTGCTGAAAAAGAATATGAACCACAAACTGGGCAGCTTCTTTTAGATTGGTGATTGCCTTTCTTCTTTTTGATTAAAATATCTCCTATCTTTTCAGTCTTCTTTTTCCTAGACGTTTTTTTATAAAAAGATTTGAGTTCTTCTAGGTATTTAGCTTCCTTTTCTTTGTTCCAAGATCCTTTAGGATTCTGAATAGCCTCTTCACCATACTTTTCTTTTATAGCATTTTCTATCTTCGCTATCTCATTTAAATCTTTATTTTTCATAGTGTTACCAAAAATATTGATAAAGCGCCCACAATGATACCAATGGAGGCTGGTGCTAGCCATCCAAATTTCTGTTCATGAATTAATGCGTTTTCTATTTTTAAGTTCTCTTCCTTAAGTGCTTCAATGGTTGCGTCTCTGGTTTCAATTTCATAATTCATAGATGCTGTCAGTTGTCCAATTTGTAGGTCAAACTTTGCTTTCTGCTGATCCAATTCTTGCATAGTGTGGAGTTCACACTTCTGCTCTGCTAACTCTTTTTCTGCAACAATCTGTGCCATTGCTTCACTATCAAAACACCAGCCTGACCAAGGTATCTTTTCACCCTTCTTTAATCGGGCATATTTTCCCGGAGTCGCCAGTGAAAGTGATGTAAAGCTAAGAATCAGAACTAAAACCAAACAGGTCTTCAATTTTCTTGTTAATTTCATCAGGGTTATCCTTTGCTTTTTGCACTATCTCTTTTACTTTTTTCTTCTCTACTTTTGAGAGTTCTTCTTTCTTCTTCTTATATTTCTCTTCTATTTTAACAAGAGTTTCTTGATATTTTAAGTGAAGTTCTTCTCTTTTTTGCACCTCAATCTTGTGCTGAACTTTTAAGGACTTAATCTGAGCTTCATAAGATTCCTTATTTGCGTTCATTGCATCGATTGCTCCTTGCGAATTCTTTCTCGATATAAGCCAAACGAAAATAGACCAAACAACTAAGGCTGTTGCTTTCCAGTTCTTCTTCACCCAGAGCCAAGCAATCCTAAGCTGAATCATTGTTTTCCATGTTTCCATTGCACTGCAAGGTCAACAAGTGCTTGGGATCCAATATAAGCGAGAGTGACTGCCACCCAATCTCCACTAGTTACTGTTCCATATACACAGAGACCAGTTGCTGTAATCCATGCTAGAAACTTACGAGAGATAAATCTCTCTGTATATTTGTCCGCGAATGCTTTTAGTCGTGCCACCATAAATCCTCCTATATGCTTACGTGTGCATAGCCGTTTCTTTTCTCGATATTTATTTGCATATCTACACAGTCTTTTAGACTATCTAGATGAGAAATGAGAAGAACAGTTTTGAAGTAGCCCTTGACCATATCTAAGATGCGTACAAAGCCTTCCATATTTTCTTCATCGAGAGCAGTTCCCGGCTCATCAAGTATAAATAGGTCAGACTTTGGTAAACTGGACACTGTTAAAAAAGCTAAACGTATTGCCATACTTGCAATAGTCTTCTCTGCTCCAGATCCCATCTCCAATGGGCGAGGATCATGACTAGGGTGCTTAATGAAGATATCTAACTTATCCTCGTTATTAGATATGAAGACTTCAAACTCCACAATATTGGTCAATATCTTGGATATCTCTTGATTAATGTAAGGTAACCTCTCTTTAATGATCTCATAAGAAACACCATTTGGATGACAACAAACCATAAAAAGATGATATGCAGCAAAATTTTGCTCTAGTTCACGAAACTCTTGCTGTTGTTCTTGGGTGTGTGATAGCTTCTGCTCCGAAGACCCGTGCCTTTTGTGTAGTTGCATAATTTTTTGTTCACACAAATTCATCTCTTGTTCTTTATCTTCAGACTGTTTTTCTAATTTCTCTTTGTATGATATTAATTGTTTTAAGTTTTCAATTGCTTCTTTGTTTTTTTCATATTCTGTAGCTTTGCTTTTAAGATCATCAAGTTCGACCTGCTCCTTGAACAGCATGCTGTCTGCTCGTTCGATAATTAAATTGCTAGTCGTTATTGAGTTTGCAAGATTGTCTCTTTTTTCAATTAGAGCATTGTATTTGTCTATGTACTTATCTACCTTGGTCATCTCTTCATGTGAAATTTCATCACCTATGGTATTGATATTTTGTACAACTGAGGATATTTCTTCTGTTTTTGATTTAATGGTTTCCCCAATAAGTGGGTGACAACTTGTGCAGACTTTATCTTGTTCTGTTACTAGTAAGCTTTTTTGCAAAGATAAACTTTCTAAAAGTAAAATTAATTTATTCAATTCGTCATTGACTTTTGTAAAAGACTCTTTCTTTTCCTTATACTTTTCAATTTCAAAGGCCCTTAAAAAGTCTTCAATTTTTTCATACTTGGTTTTATTTTCATCAATGTTTTTTTGTGCATTCGTTTTCTTGGCATTTATTTGTAATATGGATTTTTCTTTTTGTGTTATTTTGTTGGCCGTCAAAACAGGGTCAATAATTTCTGCAGGGACAGAAGATATCTTATCTTCCAAGAGACTAACCTCTTGTGCTAACTCTGCCATCTCTTCTTTGAGGGAGGTGCAAATTGCTTTATTTTTCTCAATCGCAAGTTCACCTTTAGTAATCTCTGTCTTGATATCTTTAATATTTGCATCAAAGTCAATACCCTCTAGGCGCCTTAATGACACCTTTATTTCAGCAGAGGCTTCTTTTGCCATCTTGAACTTCTTATCAAAGATCTCTAGGTCTAAAAACTTTGCTAGAAACTCTTTTCTCTTAGTTGAGCCTTCATTGATAAATGACAAAGAGTCCAACTGAGAAGCCATTGAGGTTGCCAGAAAATCTGGCAATGTGCCAAAGTACTTTCTTACATTCTTATCAGTATCTTGCCTAGAGGTACCATTTAAACCTGTGTGGTTGCCAATGGCGTCTTGTGAATAAAACTCTAGGTCAGTTGTTGCCTCTTGAGTCTCAACACCCTTTAGGCGCTTTGTATACTTGTTAGACTTGCGCTCGATGATATAGTCTGTTCCATCAACCTTAATTGTTGCTGTAGCGACACATTCGTCTTTATTCTGGTTTATGATATTCAGATTCTTACGGATCGATTTAGATGTAGAGTTGTACATAGAGTAAAGCAATGTATCCACAATAGAAGACTTACCTGAATAGTTCTTTCCAAATATGCCAACAATACCTTCTAGCTTTGTAAAGTCGATGGTGTTGCCTTCTGCATAATTGAATAAGTTGTCCCATTCTAAACTTTGAAGCGACCAGTTAACATTTCGCATGACATCTTCGTTTTCTTCGATTTGTTTATTGAACTGCTTATTCAATTCATAAACTTTTTCAAGCACCTCTTCAGTTGCTTCATATTCTTTTAGGTACTCGGCTATTAGAGCTTCTTGCGTTTTCAAGTCGCGTAGGTCTTGTTTTTCTAAACCTTCAGGTGCAGCAACCTTAATTTGTTTACCGGCGGCTCTGTTGAGGTAAGTTACCGACTCTGGGTTATACCTATATTTTGCAATGTCTACGGCCTTGCGGACTTTGTCTAGCGACACATTGCTTTCAGACACAATACGAAGACGTGCGCCCTCTGGTGGCTTCGCTCTAGGCAAATTACCCTTCTCGCTCAACGTAAGCGTAACGAAAGGCTTTGGGTTGTCAAAAGTAATAAGTCTAGTAGTAAACTGATCTTTGCTTTCAATATCCCAAAGCAAATAGCCTTTGTCCAAAGTCTCTCCAAAGTTCTGCTGGACTGTTGAACCTGCATACCAAATGCGGCCTTCGCTGTCCAGCTGTTGAGTTTTGTGAATATCTCCAAGAAAACCAAAGTCAAACTCCTCAAAGATTTCAATACCGTGATCTCCGCCTAGTGTCCAGTTACTATCTGTTTTTGATTTGTTGATAGCGCCATGATACAGAGCAATGTTAACCGAATCGTAGTCAGATGGTTCCACCCAATTGTCTTCATCAAAGACAGACAAAACATTCAAACAAAATTTATCATCGATCCTTGCTTCGCCGGCGTTCTTAAGCAAAATAAGATTAGGGTCATTGATGGCTTTTGCAATAGGGGACAGGGCATCCTGTCTTGAACCGTTACGTAGGTTGCCGTCGTGATTACCTAAAATAATATAGGTTGGGGCGATGGAAGCAAGGTTCTGAAAGAAGTCTCTACACATGTCAACAAACTCTGGCGATATCTGTGTCTTTGTGTGTGCGATATCTCCGCAGTGGATAATATAATCCACTTTTTCTTCTTTTAATGATTTATATAGTTGTTTGAATACCTCTTTGTATTCGAAGTGATATTTTAGATTTCGGATGTGGGTATCCGCAATATGAGCAAATCTCATTTATTCTCCGTAAATGGTTATTGTGATTTAAGTATAGCAGAATTTAGAAGGACTGTCAAGTTATTTCACAAACTTTTAAAATTGGCTTGGTGGTGCAGGCGGAGCCTTAACTATTCTAGCTATGATATCCAACTCTTTACCCTGAACCCTTTGTAAGGTAACCGTAGCGTTTGCAAACTCACCTGTTACAGTCTTTGGTACTGGTAATTTTGGGACCAGGTTGGCTCTTAGTGCATCTTCAAAAAACTCGTACCTACCTTTTGAATGATGATCCATGGTTTTTCTTATAACCCCTTCGACTTTGGCAAGCTGATCGGCCGATGGCTTTGTCGCCACGGGTTTACCAAGTCTACCCAGCTTGTCAAGTGTTGGTGTGTGTATTTCTATTTTGTCAGTCTTAATTCTGGAAAACAAGTTTCTCTGTGCGAGAGACAACCTTCTAGTTGGCTTTAGCACTTTTGCTGCCTTGGTCGCTTTTGTTCCTTTAAAAAGAGCTGATGCTGCTTTCGCAAGGTTGCCAATACCGGGGGGCATACCTAGAGCTAAAGAATCATCCGGAGTGAAATTTCTTTGAAACCAATTCTGCCCGAGTCTTCGCTTAGGGTCAGATTCGAATAAAACCGCTCGAATCTCTTCTTTGATAATTTGCTCTAGTTCTGATTTCTTCACAGACTAAATTCTTTTAAGGCCGAGATTTTCAAGTTGCTTTGGTGTAAGCTTTTCAAGAATAATCTCGAATGCTTTCTTCTCTGCTTCGGTGATCATATTAAGGTCGCCTGTTTCTGCTAAGTGGTTCATCTCTTCTGCGATGATTTCTTTTAGTCTTCTTTTTGTAAGTTCCATTTTGGTCTCCTAAAAATCAAGTTTGTAATGTAAATAGTCTAAATCCGATACAATATCCGCATTTTGTTTTCGCTCTTCTACCACCTCTTGTGGCATCTCTCCGATGTCTGAATAGCCGCTGACATCAATAGACATAACTTTAATACCATATTCTCTTAGTTTCTTTGCTATCCCGAACTCTTTTCCTTTAACATCTTCGTCGAGCGCCAAGTACACATCCGGCTTGCGTTCGCATATCTTCTGAAACAATCTTGAGTTCTCTCTCAGAGTTGAACCGAGTAGTGGCACAGCGTTTTTACATTTCATTGCATCGAACACGCCCTCGGCCAGAATCACATCATCGTCCCAGTCGATGTTAAGGTCGTTGAAGATAATATCCTTGCTGACTCTTGGGTTCTTGTATTTCATCCAGTCGTCCGTATATGATCTTGCCACAAAGAAATTAACGTTGCCATCATCGTCGAAGCTTGGGATGATAATCCTATCCTGATATTCTCCATAGTCACAGAAGCCAATCTTCCAAGTTAGTATGTCTCTATCTGTAAAGCCGCGGGAGTAAAGGTATTTAAGGGCTCGCTTTTTAAGTCTTGTCTTTTTACCTGTTAGTGTTTGGAAGTTCTCTGGTAGATCAATAATCTGTGGTGGTTCGGGTACGTGCTCAGCAAAAATAGTATCATACTTTGAAAGGTCAACCTCCCCAGCCAGGCTACGCCAGTCTGCGTAGTAAGCCGGTGCAAACCTGCGGATAAGCGGAGATATCTTTGTGCCAGAGTAATCACATATCCAACACTTGAATACATCTTTTTCTATATTAACTGATAACTTTAGTTTGTGGTGATTGCACTTTGGGCAGTGAAACTGATGTTCGTCATCATTAGACCAGCAACGGCCGAGGGCTTTCTTAAGTAGTTTTAGCTTCTCTGACAAGTTTATCTCCTGCTAACGCGATTACAATACTGTCGCACATATCTAATATGCCTGGTTTTGGATTTCCATGTTTTGTATATTGTATCTCAATATCAGGGTACTTGTCAATAACAAATTCTAAGACTTTTTCTTTTGCATTGTCTCCACGTTTGATTCCTACGCCTGCTTGTTTGCGCGCTGATGTGGCGGCGATCATCTCTGGTTGGATCCCAAACAATTCAAAACAAAACCACGACACAACTCCATTAAACCTGGATAATGTTGATAGTGTTTGTGCCGATGAGAATCCCGACCTAAACGAATGCAGAGACTGTTCAATGTATATATTATTTATATCATAGTTGTTTCTTATTGTCAAGATATTTTCTTTAATAAACTTTGCTTTTTCATAGAAAGTGGGGAACTTTCTTTTGTTTCTCGTGTCCCAAAAAACTGTTTCTAAAATTTTACCGTCCTGAATTACCGTTGCCCCTGTAATAGAGGTTGAGATATCAAGACCTAGGATTGTTTGCATACATTAACTCAAAAATTCTTGTAAGCATGGTTTCTTTTTTTTCTAAATCTTCTGTAAAGAACCAGTGCCATACTAATGTAGATTCTATATGATGTAGCTCATTTTTTATAGCGATTATTTTCTGTTCTGTTTGTTTTAATTGATCAACAGTAATTTCTGGTACCTCAACTCCTAACTCATTCGCGACGTCAGCCATGAGAACAACGTCGTTGCTTTCGAGCGCTTGGCGTGCTTTACTGTAAAGCTCTTCTTTCTTCTTTTTCTCGAATCCTTCCTCTAACTCTCCAATTTTATCTGGGTGACACTGCAGTGCTATTTTTTTAAACATCTTTTTAACTTCTGGGTCCGCGATTTTTTCTGCTGATTGAGTCTCAGGAGAGTCTTGGTTTTTAGCTTGCTCTTCATGTATTACTTCCTCTTGTTGAGTATTGTTTTGCTGCGCTTCTTCTTCGGAGTATTCTTTTATATCTTCTTGTTTTTCTTCGTTCTTTACTGGTATTTCCGGGAAATACTTTTGGTCGAACATTTTCTTTACGTCTGCATGGGCTGCGTGGAATATTTCCCTGGATACAACAATCTCTGATTGCAAAGCTGAAAGTTTTGTAGCTAAAAACTTCATCTTTCTTTTTAAGGCGTCCATTAGAAGTCTAGCCTTAGCTTGAATAAATAATCTTGAATTTCTGTTTTCTTTACTGGATTTGCCAGTGTTGCGACTCCCAGTAAGTTATCATCTTTATCATAAATACCTATCTTTGAAATATACGTTATTTTTTCAAACTCTTCCTGGTGTCCCTTATACTTTGACTTTGCTATATTTTTTATTGTTCTAGATGTTTCAACGTATGAGCCACTCGTAAGATTTACAGATCCTGAGTTGCCATAATCAATAAACGTCGGATTATTAGAATAGTTGTGTTCTCCCTTTTCTGCTCTTGCTAACATTGTGAGAGTCGGTATCTTGTTTGTGCCTTTAAGCTTGATCATATAAGAGGGAATAGTTCCTACATTTTCGGATGACTTTGCCGAACCTGAACCTGCGGTCTCCCTCATTCCAGAACCAAAGCTCAACCAGTTAGGAAAACTGGTCGTGCTAGAATGAAAGTATTTATCTTTTGAAGCATTATCAGCACTAAGATCATACGAGCCTGTTAATATACATATACCCTGCTCATATAAAATAATGCCCGCTGTTTTACCTGTTCGGGGACCTACTGTTTCAATTAATCTTCCGTCTTTCTTAGTGTCTTTTAAGGTTCCCAATAATGTTCCGGTGATGTAATAGTCCAACTGAACCGAACCTTTCTTAACTTGTGATCCATAAAATATAGATGGTACTTCTATGATGTTTGCATCTGCTGCATTGATGGATGAATAACTAAAGCTACTGTTCATATACCCTCCAACCTCAATTGAGTTTTGCAGGGACCTTAAAAATCTTTTGTTGTCATTTTCATATGATTGCACATAAATTCTGTTGATACTTCCAGACAAAGGATAAGAACCAGATATAGTATCGCCAAAAGTAAATTGTGATGAGTCTTGGAAGTTACTAGTTGTTACTGTCCGGAACGCGGTACGGGCGCTGTCTTTTGTTATAAAAGGAAATACTAAACTGTCTGCAGGCCTGTTGACATTTATTTCATGTAAAGATATGAACCCTTGTGGAACATGGTTAATTTTATTAGAAAAATTACCATCCTTTGCAGTTTCTCTGTTTATGTATATGTTACTGTTGTATATAAAGAATTCAAAATCAGGGTATGTTACAATGGTGTTGTTGTAAACATCACCATTCTTAAACCTTTTTTTACCCCTCATTTTAGTAATCCAGACGGACTCTCAATGTTAGTTCGTTCGTCGGGTCCTTCTTTAGGGGCTCGGATAATTTTGCTACTGCTAGCAATTCATTGTCTGCTGAGTATAAGCCAACTGTAGTTACATAAGCTTTTGGTGGTGCCAAAATATTATTGTTCTTAACTCTTATCTTTGACCCGTTTAAGTAAGTTGGGTTTGAGCTGTAGTTGAATTCATTGTGATTTGCTCTGCAAAAATAAATGGTAGAATTAAGTTCAGTTGTATTATTGAAAGAGATATTGGATATTCTTCTTCTAATACTGTCTGCTGCAACGTCTGTTGTTGAGCCAGTCATTGTATCATATATGTTTCCGACTGCAGACATTGAGATGAAAAGACCGGTATGGTCCGTCGCAGCAGGGAGGGGATCAAAGTTATGCCTGGTGTGTGCGAGGCCGTCTGATGATGACTGGAATATTGATGCTGTCAGGACTGCTATTCCTGCTTGATAGTACAATAGTCCTACATTTGGGGTTCCGACGGCGTTGCTTTTCAATATTCCATATTCACCGGCCGGTGAGTTTACCTTATACGAAGTTTCTGCTCCGGAATCGTTTATGGTTACAGCGCGGGTGTGCTGCTCAAAAGATGATGTGAGCGTAGGGTCAGATCCTGTTCCAATAATCATCGAGAAACTACCCTTCTTTACTTCATCTTTCACAAGCAAGCGCGAAAAATTAACAAAAATAGCATCTTTTATTTTCTCACCAGAACTTAACGTACCGTCAGCATCAAAAGGCCTAACATTGCCGTTTGTATCATAACCAGAAAGCACTTGAGCCATTTGATTATAAAGGTTTATCTTTTTTGCGTTTTGAGTTGCTGCAGCACCCGATAGTGGGGATGTGCTACTGTACCCTACCGCAATATCAAAAATATGATTTGCAGATGAACTTAAGAAAGGATAATCATAAACAGATTGAAAAATGCCATGAGCAAATGTTTTTATATTTTGTCCTCTTGCAACCGGACCAGTATCATTATAGGTATTATAAGTACCTGAAACAAGTGTTCCTGTAATTGGAATAGATTCATGTAATAGTGTTCTTGTTGTTGTTCTATCTGAACTGTTGAATGTTTTATAAAATGTGCCTGCTGACATAGTTTTCTCCTAACTTATTTAACTGCTAAATCTTATGATTTTAATTGGTATGTCTATTGAATAACCTGTTGTAACACCTACAACGTTCAAAGTTGTGTCTATTGTTTTATATGTTGCCGCGGCAAAGCCGCCTGGGTTAGTCAGTGTTGTACCCAACTCATCGAACAAAGCATCACTAGATTGTAAGCCAACGGTTGACTTTACCATTAAACCTAGACGTTTGCCTAGTGGCCCGTCGAACATCTCTTGACTGTCTCCTTGTGAAACATCTTCTGGTGGGTACTGTTCAATGTTAGATACTGGTTCGTCCAAAGAAGAAATATAATAAGATGCGATCGCGTCATCATCAACAAATGAATTTGCTAGAGGAGTATATCCAGAGTTTAGGG